TCAACTACGCAGTGTCGCACCCGGGCTTGACGAAGCTTTTGCGGAAAATCAAGTTCTTCGACCAAACACTCTTGGGCTCTGTGTGGAATCTGTTTGCTCAGTCCGAATCGAAGGAGGCCGCTCCTAAACAGGCCGACATCGACGAAGACCAGCAATCCCACTCCAGTGAAGGATCGCAGTCCACTTACCACTCCAGTCACTACTCGGAGTATTCAGAAGGTTCTGGGTCCGGAGACTTGTCCGACGCGGGCCAACCTGTCGACAAGCGTCAGTGGCGGAACCGGCACACAGCCAACCGCTACTACGACATGACGCAGCAGACCGACGAACAGCGCACCAACGACCGGGCGGCTCAGGAAAGAGCCCAGTGGGAAGTGCATGGAACCGGAGCTTTCGTTAGCTCCGACCAGATCCGCGCTGCTCGTGCTGCCGTCCAGGTTGACCGCGGTCCCCGAATCACAGCCGGTGACCAGAGACGAGGTCGCTGGGCTGACATGGTGGACGAGAGCCCTGAGGACGAGGCAACCATTCTCCTTGTTCTCAACTCGATCACCGAGTCCCCAGCTGTCGTTGGGGGTTGGTTCAACAAGTCGTTTATGTGTGGCGCGACAGGCATTGGTCGCGCCCGCTTGCCGAAGATTCTCCGTCGCATGGAGGAGGAAGGCAAGTTGGAAATAGCGATTTGGAACAACGAGTGCTGGCTTCGCCAGCGCTTTGAACCGCCTCCAGTCGAGCCAGCGCCCGGTTTGCAGTTGACTGAGCTTGCGTTTTCGCAACCTGTCGCGTCTGCTCCGACCCCGTCTGCGCTCGACGAATCCAACTTCGACGCCGCCTCCGTGCGGGCTCAGAGCCGCCCGAGGCCAGCCCTCATTTGGCCTCGGAACGCTCATTCTCTTTTTCCGTTTCGCGAGGGGGAGAAGTTTTGGGCTCAGCACGTGAAGGAGGCGCTCCCGCCGATCGCCGAAGAGGAGCTTGGGGCAGACCATTTTGGTGCCCTTGACTCTTGGATGCAAACCGGCGATTGGGAGGCTCTCGACCACCTTTACGGGGTGGGAGCCTCCGCTTTGCTCAAGCTTCCCGCTTTCGCCGAGTATCGTCGCTACCTCGACTCAGGAGAGAAGAAGTTGTGGGAGGTGAATCGTGGCGAGGCTCGCAACTCGATTTACAACGCCAAAGGTGACTTGCACGCCCATCGCATGGGTTCGTGCACGAAGGCTTTTGGTGCTGCCAAACCGGCACGACACATGTCCGAGGAGGTTTTGGCGCACTTTAAGTCTACCACGGTGGCCGGTGAGAATTGGCACGACAGGCTGTCGGGCTACATGATCCCGCCAACCGGACCGGAGGCAGTCAAAGAGAGTTTTGTGGGCCAGTGCGAGCGACAGGAGCCGGGCACTTGGGACCGTTTGCGGGCCCAGCCGGATTTTGTCAAGAAAGTTCTGGAGTTCGAAGGCGCGTACCCAGCCGTCCACCCGTTCACTCGTGAGCCGTTGTCGGAGCACATTGACCGGTACTTGGACAGCATGGACGACTCGAAGTCCGCGGGGTGGTCCTCGCGGTACATCTCCGGGGCTAAAGGTGTGTGGAAAGACCGCAAGAACCGCAACGTTCTCGCGTACCTCGTTGGCTGCAGGCTTGCGTTGCGCATTGCTGAGGGGCCGAACATCCACAAGCTCGCACCAGAGGATATCCTCAGGTTGGGGTTGAAAGACCCCGAGGAAATCTTCGTCAAGCCCGAGGCGCACGGCAAGTCCAAGGTCAAGAGCAAGCGTTGGCGCTTGATCTGGATCGCGTCAATGGTCGATTCAGTGACGCAGGACGTGTCTCATCGGAAGCAGAACAAGGCCGACATCTTGGCTTATGCCCAAGGACAGCTCAACACCCAAGCTGTCGGGCTCGGCCATCACGATGAAGGTATTGCTCGACTTGGTCAGGCTTTTGACTGGCTCAGCGCGGGCGGCACCGAGGACTTGTATTGCTCCGACGCGTCAGGTTGGGATTTGAGCGTCTCTCGAGACGCTATCTACTGGGACACCGAGCGGCGCGTTTCGCGCATCGGCCCCGAGCCCGACTTGGTCGCGGCCCGCGTTTTGTGGGCTGAGGCAGCGTGCAACACCACCCATTGTCTCGTCATTGGGACGGCCTTGTGGACCTTCGAAAACTTCGGTGTGACAGCCACCGGCATCCCGAGCACCAGTGCTCAGAATTCCC